TCTTGGTTGATTTCCTAATCTATTTCTTATGTTTCCTAAATCTTGTTCAGCTCTATTTACTCCTTGTTCTAATTGGTTTAGTCTAGGAAAAACAGCTCCAGCTTGTTGTAGGGTAGGAGCAAAAGCAGGTCGTCCTAAAAACATAGGAGCGTTTTGTGTTGCTGCGGGTTGTTGAGTCAATTGTTCAAATACACTTACACCACCTTCTCGAAGACCGATTCTACCACCGTCTTTAGCTTCTTGAACCGGAGGCCTCATTGGATCAAATGGATCTTCTTTAGGTGCGGGAACTTTTTCATCTCTTTCACTTGCACCTTGTTTATCTTTAAAAAAACCAAATTCATTTTGTCCTGGAAAAATACCCATATCTGTAGTTTTATCAAAATCTTTTTGATAATGATCTTTCCAAAAATCTTGTTGATCTTCTGGTAAACTTTGAAACCATTCTGCTTGCGCATTTTTAGCTTTCTCATATACTTCAGTTAATTCTAAAATATCTACACCTTTGTTATTAGCATTTACTATTAACCTTTCTATCATTCCAATGTGCCAAGGACCTAAAGTATACATTTGATCTTTATCTATTTTTTCTTGAAGATCTGCAATTTCATCAGCTACTTCTTTTTCGTAATACTCTTTGCTTCCAAAATCTGCTTCTCCTCCTGTTTCGTCAGCAACTAACATAATGCCCTCTTTAATCTCACCACCTTCTTCCATTTTAACTCTACCACCAGATCTAAAACCTCCCTTAATCATTCTTTTAAATTCTTGAAACGACATTGGTTTTGCATCTGGTCTGTTTTCTAACAAATCAAATACGTATTTATTATATTCTTCTACTAATAAAGGATCTTCTCTAGAAGCTTTCATAATTCCTTCTTTACCTTTTTCTTCAATTTCTTTTGTAACATTTTCAATAGCTTCATCAATACCACCAAATTTAAATCCTACTCTACCACCTGTTTTGTATCCTGCTGCATAGATTGCATCTTCAATCTCTTCTTCAGTTGCACCTTGTGCTTCCATCGCTCTTCTAATTGCAAAAGCTCTTTGCGCATCTGAAGCTGCGTCTGCTTCTGATTCTTCTTCCATCATTCGATCATATTCATCTTGATCTCTTTTAGCTTGTGCAAACATTAAGTCACCAGTTGCTTGAGCTGCTGGTATTGTTGCTGCTTTTAGACCTGCTTTACTAAATGGATCTGCCATACCTGCTGCAAACATTTCTGATCCTTCAGCTAAAACTCCTAAACCTTTATTTTTTAATGCCTCTAATCCTGTTGCTTCTGCTGCAATAGTTCCTTCGCCAATATCTGCGATAGTTCTACCACCATAAGTTTGCATATTTTTAAATTGATCAGCTGCATTTGGTCCTGTCATAGCACCGGTCAACGCTCCGAGTCCCGCTGATAATAAATTAATATCACCTTCGTTACCTTCTTGTGCAAGCTGTCCAAAAATATTTAAACCACCACCCATAGCAGCTCTACCTAACATACTATTACCAAAAGCTCCCATAATACCAGGAGCAATTACGGGTGCAAATGCTGCAGCATATGGTAAAAAAGGTTTTATTTCATTAGGTACAACTTTATCTAATACCTTCGATATTGGTTTGAATATTTTCTTAAGTAATCCCATAGTTTCTCTTTATATTGTCAATATTGAAGCAAGTTCGCAAAGCTTGTAAAAAGGCGAGTGTATCACAATTTACTAGGTTTTTATACATTCGTCAACGACCTATAAATTAGTTTTATTACCCAAAGGTAAGCCCTGAATCTTAACGTGTACGCTTCTAGATATATCATCCTGCGTAGTATCAGTTACTGGGCTATCTACGTCCTCTTGAGCCTCTGCATCTGACATATATTCTCGGCCTGTTCTAAGGTGTTTTATAGTCACTTCTACACGTGGTTTATAGACTTTGACTGGTTTGCCGTCTATTACGTGGTCTTCAAAGTGTTCTTCTTGCTCTACAAATGGCATTATTTGTCCTCTCTGTTTATTTCTAATATAGATGCAATAACGTCTGCTTGACCGCTACTTGCTTGCACCTTTAATATCTCACTTTCTTTCATAATTAAAGGTTCGTTTAATACTTGTTCTTTTTCATTAGCAGATAAACTAACATTATTATCTACTACAAATGTAGCAGAACTAGCATCTACTAATGTTACTTTAACAACTGCGGCGCCAGCATTATCTTCTGTTACTAATAAAGACTTTACAATAGCTCTAGAGTTTGACGGCACTGTATATAGTGTTGTTAAATCTGTATTTGTTAAACTTGTTTTTTCGTTCTTGTATATATTTGCCATTAACCTAATCCTAACCAAGTAAATCGTTCTTGGTCTTCTTTTTGTTGTGTTAAATATGTAGAGTTTAATTGTTCTATTAATATAGACAAGGCTCTGTTTATTTGTCTTTGGTTATCTTCACTGTATTCTTTTTTAGGTTCTGGTAATCTTACTACGATCTTTGCCATTATCCTCTCCTTCCGTCTGGTTGCAGGTCCACTTGAAACGTACCAAATCTCCACGATTCACCGGCCCCTGTGTTTTCTATTTTAATATTTGCATAACGTCCTCTGGCTCTAGTGTCAACTTTAGTTGTGCTAGATGTAATTGTAAAAGGACTCAATGTAGTTGCAGTGCTTGGATCTGCAGGAAAATCTTTTACAGATATAGTTACTTGGTTATTGCCTGTTAATACTTTAAAGTTTGGCAAAAACCTACGCATAGCTAAAAACACTTCACTTTGATCTGGTTGTAAAGAAAAACTAAACGACTCAACAAAAGAAGTTAACGCAGTTGTACTACCATCTGGATTAATTTGATCAGTTCCTATTTCGTGTTCAAACAATACAGTTTGACCTAAACCTGTTTCACCTTGAATTACAGGAAATGTTCCTGTGTTAGAACTGTTAAATGCTGTAGCATATGGTTTTGGATATACTAAAGAATCAATCCAAGTTGTTCTAATTGAATTTGTATTTGTTCCTGTATACCAATTACCCATAGGTAAGTTAGCATTATCTTGTCCGTAATTGTAAACTACGTATCTATCATTAAATGTAGCACCTGATGTTGGATACCACCAAACTACTTCTGTAAATAGATTATTGATTCCCGCACAAACTTGTTGTCCTTTTGTTGTATCAATATCATCGTAAACATAATCTTCAACAGAACAAGGTAGTGTATTAACTGTACCATCAAAAGAAAAGAAACCATTGTTACCCATCCAATATGCAACACCATCAATTTCAATTGCTGCATTTTTACCAATGAGTCCACAGTTTGTACCAACCTGTTCAAATCCAAATGTAAAAGGCGCACCAACAAATTTCATTGCATACAATGCATTATCAGTCCATATCAAAATATTTTCTTTTGCAACTAACGCACCCATAATTTTTGTACCATCTTGTAATCTTTGTGTACCAGCAGTATTAGTAACTTCAGGTGTGTATTCATCTATGTCTTCATCGACAGAGAATCTTATAAACATATCATCTTGAGTTGTAGGTGAACCAATTGTTACTTCTGTACCAAAATGAATTAAGTGACGTGTTGTTGGTGATATTAGTGTAACTCGAGTTGCTGTTGGATTATTTGTTGTTTCAAATCCTGATGTATTTGTTGCTGCTCTAACTCCTGTTGGGTTAGCAGCTCCTGCGTTCCAAGTAAATGTTTTACCATTTGCAATTGTTGCAACTAACACTTCACCAAAATTACTTAAAGACCAAAGTCCTGGCTCAAGAGTTACTGTTGATGCCTGCACTGCACTACCAAATCCTGTAAACTCTGTTGCGTTTTGAGTTACAGAACCATCACTATGTGCTTGTCCGTTTGATGTGCCAGCAGTTGCTGTTCCGTTTGTACCTCTAGTAATACCTAAAAAATTTGTAGCATTTTTTGATGTGTATGTAATTAATTCGTTATCTATTAAAATTGTTCCTGCACTAGGAAAACCAGTTGTAGAAACTACAGTAATCGCGGTCCCCGATCCACCAGTACCAGCAGTATCTGCAAGTAATGCTCCGTTTAAAGTTGTTTGTGATACCCCTGTAATTGTACCACCATAGTTTCCAATACCAAAACCATAACCATAAGATTGTGCTGCTGGACCCACCACTTCGTAAGGAGTAATAGTTACAGATCCACCACTAGATGCTGAACCCGCAGTAGCAGCTTGAATAGTTAAAGTTGTAGAAGTTGGAACTGAAAGAACTTGAAAGTTTATATCATCAAAAGTTGCTGTAGTTACACCTGTTGTACCACCTGGTAAAGTTGTTGCGCTTAATCTTATTATATCTCCAACAGCAATGCCGTGGTCCGCTGATGTGGTTAAGGTTACAGTTGTAGTTCCATTAAAAGTAAAAGTTGCACCTGTGATTGCAGTTTGAAGAGGAGTTATATCAAATAACTGACCTTCAAAATATAATAGTAAAAACTTGTCTGTACCAATAGCTACATATCTATTACCATCAGTATCAACAAAAGCGTGTTGTTTTCTAGCTACACCTACAATTGTATCTGTTAAAAGAGATTGCCAACCACCCACTTTTTCTGGTAGGCCATATCTAAATCTTACATTATCTGAGTCAACCCAACGACCTTCTGCTCCGACTGCTGTATCTTGTTTGTCGATTCCAGGAGCAAACTTAATTTTCGTAAGCATCTATTACTCCTATGATGTTTGGTTGTATACGTATTGCCAACCTTTGGTTGCGTTAGTGTATCTTAATTTAATCGATTGATTATTAGTAGTTAGTTCTAAATTAGTATTATTGTTTCTAATATTTTTAGTTCCTGGATTTACTGTTACTTTGTTAGTACCAAAACCTCCAGTTGGTGTTACATCCATAATACTAACTTCATCGCCCATACTTGGATCAGCTGGTAATGTAATTGTAACTTGAGCTGCTTGTGTATCTATTAATAAGTTATCACCAGCCACTGCAGTGTATGCAGTAATAGAACTAGATGTAATTGCAAAGTTACCTTTTTGCAGAATATCTAATCTTGCATCTGTTCCATTAGAATGAATCAACATAGTTGCTCCAACAGGAACAGCGATTGGATTTGAGGATCCAGCTGTTTTAATACTTAGTGTATATTTATTTGCTGTAGTTCTATCAGTTGCATCTTGAATAATATAAACTCTAGTAGCTGTACCACCAGTTGTTGATGCAGGTATAATTAAACTAACATTTGCAGTCATTGTACCTGTTAGTCTTAAATATATATTTTTACCATCAGATGTTGCACCATCAGATAAAAGTAAAGTTTTATCTGTGCCAGCTGTCATCGCTACATCGACTACACCTGTTGCTGATTGTTGTAATATTTGTAAATTAGTATTTGTAATAGTTCCCCATAGACCAGCTTTTTCACCGGTTGCTACTAGTTCTAATGCTAAATCTGTTGAAAATGTTGATGCCATATATTATCCGTACGGTTTAATTGGTGTCCAAACCATTGTTGCTCCTGGTACAATTTCGTTCCAAGTAATAACTCCAGGTTCTCCTGTTCTTAATGTTAATGGAGTTGCTGGTGCTGATATACTCGCAGTTCCAACAATTGTAACAGATCCAGATCTTATAATCAAGTTGTTTCCAGATGCTGTAACATTAGCAGCTCCTGACACTGTAACGTTCCCCGTTCCTAAAACCAATGGTGTTTTAGGTGCTTCAAGATTAGCTGTACCTACAATTGTTACGGTTCCAATACCAAGTGTTAATGGATTTGGATCAGGAACTTCTGTAACAGCATCTGCTGTTATTTGTACGGGTCCAATGCTTAAAGTTAAATTGTTACCATTAATTGCTACGGTAACCTGATTATCTGCAGCTACCTGCGAGATGGGAAATTGTGATATTGCGTCAAAACCTAAATTCATAAATGTCCTTAAAAGGGAGCTGCGTGGTATGTGGTGGTGACACAGCCCCCATCTAAGAATTATATCATCGTTTAAACCAAGAAGGAAGACCTAAATGTGGACGCTTGTCGAACATATTATCCTTCGCTCCTGGGGTCTTACGATTGTTATAATGCAGAAAAACTTGTACGCATTCTTTGCCTTTGAATTTTTCTCTCCAATGTTCTAGCTCACAGCCAGAATAAACCAGCATATCTCCTGGTTTTAAATCTACTTTGATACCCTTCTTACCTTCTTTTCCAGACGGCTCCAAATATATTGGCCAATCATCGCCACCTAAATTCATAGTGGTAGATATCTCACAACTAAATCTATCTTTGTGTCTTTTTAAAATATCACCTTTTTTATAAATCCTTGCGTATGTATATGCAGGATATAATTTAAGTCCTGTCACTTTTTCCATTTCTGGTTGGCACTTTAACATTAAAGTTTCCATAGCAATGTTTCCATATTGACAATAAGTATCTGGTATTTGTTCGTCTTTGTTTTCATAATGACCTAGTATATTTTCAAATGGTGAAAAGTATCTCGCTGCTTTACAAGTATCATAAACTTGTTTTTGCATACAAAAATAATTTGCAATAAAAGCTGCTAGATCTTTTGATATTGTTTGTCTGATTACTGTATACTTTTTCTTTTTAAACATCTTTTGCCATTTCTTTTGGCACAGCTTGTATATTCCAATGTATAAATCTAAAAGGTTCAATACCGTGATCAACCGCATATTCGTGTTCCAAGAACCCTGGAAATATAATTAATGTGCCTGGTTTAGGTTTAAAGTGTATTAACTCTGAACCTGGCCATATGCCTTTTTGATCTGGTTTCATTTTTAATTTAGTAGCTCTTGCTCCGGTTCTCGGTTCGTGAAATATTGGGAATGATGTTTTATCACTACATTTTAAAAAATAAAAACCTGATACGTGTTGATTCCAATGGATGTGTGCTGAATGATGACCACCACCTTTTTTAGCAAACTCTTGTACCCATAACTCACTAAAGATAGTTGCGTATTGTGACATATCATAACCTTGATGATCTAAATATTCCCAAGACTTTTGACCAATGTAATTTCTAAAATCTAAAAAGTCATTATCCATTGTGAGTGGTGTTGAATGATATGATCTTCCAAAGTCACCATTCTTTTTTATATATTCTTTTTCTCTTTTACGAGCGTCACTAATATATTTGTTACTTGCTTTGTTTAACGATTTAACAAACTCTGGTTTTTCCTCACTCCATATTACAGTTGGAAAATAACTATTTATAAACATTATCTAAAAGGCCTCCCTAAATGCCATACCACAAGACTGTATCTTGTGCCAGCGGTTACTGGTTTAACTCTATGCCATACAAATGAAGGAAATACAATGATAGAACCTTTTGGTAATATTTCTTTACATTGTATTCTATGCTTCGATTCATCTCGCATATGTGGATCATAGTTTCTAAAATCAAATTCTAATTCACCACCTTTATATTCTGAACCATCTGTTAACTGACAAGTCATAGATAGTTTTCGAATTCTTCCGTGCTCTGGATGATTAACATCATCTCGTTGATAAGGTTTATCCCAACCATCACAGTGCCAATCGTAATATTGATTTAACTTATATTTTGTAAATTGACAAGACTCACTTCTTTCCCAATCAAAATTCCAACCAGCATTTTTGTTAGCTTCGTGAACGTATGGATGTAATTCTTTGTATATCCAAGTGTCATTGAGCCATACTAAATCAGAGTTTCTTTTTCTTTTTAAATCTAATACTTCTTGCTTGTTTAATTTTCTTTCACCATATCCACCCGTTCTAGCCATAACTTCTTTTTGTTCGTTAGCATAAGCGATAACATCGTCACAGAATCTAGGTGTTAATACACCACTAAAATACCAATAATAATTAGATATATTCATAAGTTATTGTTTGTACGAAATTTAAACTATCCTTTTGAT